TCACAAACAATATGGGTTCATTACTTTGGAATTGCTACAAAGCATCTTGTAGTGTTAAAGGTAATACTCGTGTTCGATTGTCTGTTGATGATATAAAAAGTATGAACTCTAACACAGTTGAAAAAAAAGAATTTGAATTACCTGAATACATTATACCAATACATGACACACGAGATTTTCGTGGGCATGAGTATGGTTTTCACGAGTGGTCAGGAGCAGTATCTCGTGATGATATTATGTATGACATAAAAGAGCATCGTGTTGTTTTTCTAGTAGAGGATAACCATAAAATTGTCGATGCAACAGGTCGTGCTAGAGGTAAAATATTACCGAAGTGGAAACGATATGGTAAAAGTAATACTCCCTATTCTCATGGCAATGGTGATATAGCAGTTGTTGTAGAAGATTGTATTAGTGCTTATGTCGTAGGTAAAGCCCAAGAAAATTGTACAGGAGTAGCTTTACTTGGTACAAGTTTACTAGAAGGACATAGGGAGTTTCTTTCAAGATTTAATAAAGTTCTTATAGCATTAGACCCAGATGCTTTACCAAAAACATTACAAATAGCTAAAGAACTAAGAGGATGGGTTGAAGAAATAAAAGTATTAAAACTAAATAACGATTTAAAATATAGAGACAGAAGAGACATTAACAATTTAAAGGAGTTAGTATGGAATTAGGACTATTAAGAAGTCTTATGGACAAGGAGTTCTACGATGACCATCGTGGTGCTAAATGTCCTGATAGGATTTTCAGTAAAGATGTTAGAACTATAAAGAAGGTAGTTGATGAAGCATTAGATAGGTACAATAGGTCAGTTACACCTGACGAGATTGAAGCCTTGTTTTTTTCAAATAACCCTTCTTTGACTACTGCACAGAAAACTGTTTACAGAGGTTTGTTCAGTAAGATTAAAAAAGAGGATGCTATGGGTAATGATGTAGCACAAGAAGTATTATCAAAGTTATTTCAACAAGTGATAGGAGAGGATATAGCCAATTTAGGATTTGATTATGTCAATGGTACTATATCATCACTAGAACCATTAAGAAATATACTAGAACACTATAATGATGATTTCATTCCCAATCTAAACATTGAATGGGAAGATTTAGATATGGATACATTATTAGCTAAGAATGACTTAGAAGCTAAATATGTGTTTAATATACCAAGTTTATCTAGACGAATACAAGGTATTAATGCAGGACATTTGATTGAAGTAGGTGCTAGACCTAATACAGGTAAAACATCTTTTCATGCAAGTTTAATTGCATCGCCTAATGGTTTTGCATCGCAAGGTGCTAAATGTATTATCTTATGTAATGAAGAAGGGAGTCATAGGGTTGGTGCTAGATACTTATGCTCAGCAACAGGAATGAACTTAAATGAAATCAAACAAGAACCAACCAAAGCCAGAGATTTATATGCTAGGGTAAAACCAAATATTATGATGTATGATTCTACAGGTAGAGATATGGCTTGGGTTGAAAGTGTTTGTAAATCATATAAACCTGATGTCATTGTGTTAGACATGGGGGATAAGTTTGCAAGAAGTGCAGGATTTTCTAGAGCAGATGAAGCATTAAAGGCAAACGCAATACATGCTAGACAGATAGCTAAACTTTATAACTGTGCAGTATTTTATATGTCACAGCTATCTGCTGAAGCAGAAAATAAAGTCGTACTTAATCAAAGTATGATGGAAGGAAGTCGTACAGGTAAGGCTGCAGAAGCAGATTTAATGCTTCTTATTGCCAAGAACCCACCTGTAGAAGGACAAGATGAAGCAGACAATCTTAGACATATTAATATTGTCAAAAATAAACTAACAGGATGGCATGGTATTGTCCATTCAGAATTTAACTATGAAACAGCGAGGTATGAAGCATGACAAATTTTAGAGCAAATAGAAAATTTAGACCAGAAGCATATAATCAAAATGATAATTTAGGAAAAAATACAATAATAAATTATTTAAAAAATAATGGGCATACTATTTTAGATAGAGAAGAAAACTATTCTTTTGATATAAAAAGTGAGAAGGATGGTAATCAATACTTTTCTGAAGTAGAGATGAAAAACCAATGGAGAGGTGATTGGAATACTTCTTGGAAAGAAATACGTATACCCTATCGTAAACATAAACTATTAGATAAATTTAAAAAAATATCAAATGATACTTGGACAGAAGTAAATAAACCATCTCATTTTCTTAACTTTTATGTAATAAGAACAGATTGTGAGTATGCATGGAGAATAAAAGACTATCAACTTACTGAAGAAAGAGCAAAAGAAGTATGGTTAGGTAATGCTAGAAGAACAGAGCCTTTTTATCATATTCCTTATGAAGAAGCAGAGTTGGTTAAATTATTATGACCCTACTTGACTTATTATATATAGAGTTAGACGCTGCAGAAGAGAGAAGACGAATATCGGAAGAGAGAAACTATCATAAAGATGTGTATGGTAGATCAGCAGAGAAAAGTGTTGAGAGAACTAAAAAATTAATAGCTTTAAGAAAGCATGAGTCTCTAGATATACAGGCATATAATTCGGGATTGGTTCTTATAAATGATAAATTTGTAGTAAGTTTAATTAATAATAAATGGAGAATTAAAAATAAAAATAAATGGTATTTACATAAGGAAGATGTAGATCATTTTGTAAACACTTACATATTAGGAGACAAAAAATGAAACTAACAATTGACGTAGAAAATGATGTTGTAAAACGAGGTGGTAAAATACACATGGACCCCTTTGAGCCTGATAACAAATTAGTGATGGTAGGCATACTCACAGAGACAGGTGAAGAACATCTATTTAGAATGGATAACAAAGATTGTCATAAGATACAGGAGTTACTAGATAAAGCAACAGTTTTAATTGGACATAATATTGTACATGATTTAATGTGGCTATGGGAGACAGGTTTTAAATATGATGGTGAAATATTTGATACCATGTTGGGTGAATACATATTGCAACGTGGACAAAAACAACCATTAACTCTTGAAGCATGTGCTGAGAGATACAATCTAGAAACCAAGAAACAAAATTCAATGAAAGAATATTTTAAAAATGGTACACTTATGTCTGAAGTACCTCATCAAGAATTGTCCAAGTATCTATCTGCCGACATACATGCAACACAGGAGTTAAGTAATGAAATTTATAAAAAACTACAAGAGAAGGATAGCATTGGTCTTAATAATACTGTGCTACTTACCAACAAAGTTGCCCTTACTTTGGCTAATATATACAGGCGGGGGTTTAATGTTAACATGGATTCTTTACAAGAAGTTAAGGAACAGTTTGTACGAGAGAAGAATGAAATATCGAAAAAGCTTTCTAGGTATGTTAAGGAACTCATGGGAGATACACCAATAAATTTAAATAGTCCTGAACAGATGTCTTGGGTTGTATATAGTAGAAAACCAATGCAAAAAGAATTATGGGCAAATAGTTTTACACCTTATATGAATAAAGCAGACTTTAATAAAACTGTAAAAGAAAAGTCATCTATATTATTTAAAACAAAGGCTGTTAGATGTAACATATGTAATGGTAAAGGAGAAATACGAAAGACTAAAAAGAATGGATTACCATATGCTAAGAATAGTAAATGCCATGATTGTAATAGTCTTGGGTATAACTTTATACCAACCGATAAAGTAGCAGGTCTTAAATTTAATGCACCTTCTGCTAAATGGGTAAGTAATCATGGGTTTAAGGTCAGCAAAGTTAATTTAAGTTTGTTACAAGGTATTGCCAAGAATAAGAATATGACAGAAGCAGTTGAGTTTCTATCCAATCTACAGAGATTATCTGCTTTAGACACTTATCTATCTTCTTTTGTTGAAGGTATTGAAACTCATGTAAAGGCAGATGGTAAGTTACACGTAAGATTAACACAACATATGACAGCAACAGGTAGATTTAGTGGTCGTGACCCTAATATGCAGAATATGCCTAGAGGTGGTACATTTCCTGTGAAACGTGTTTTTGTTTCACGATGGGAAGGTGGTAAAATATTAGAAGCAGACTTTGCTCAATTAGAGTTTAGGGCTGCTGCATATTTATCACAAGACGAAACAGCAATGAAGGAGATTGAAGATGGATTTGACGTACATAGCTATACTGCCAAAGTTATTACTGAAGGTGGTCAGAATATTAGTAGGCAAGAAGCGAAAGCACATACCTTTGCACCCCTCTATGGAGCAACAGGGTTTGGTAGAACAGAAGCAGAAGCAACCTACTATCAACAATTTACAGACAAGTATAAAGGAATCTCACTATGGCACACCAGATTGGCTAAAGAAGCTGTAACAACAGGTAAAATTAAGACACCATCGGGTAGGGAGTTTGCATTTCCTAATGTAAAGAGACTAAGCAATGGAAAGGTAAGTTATTTTACACAAATAAAGAATTTTCCTGTACAGAGTTTTGCTACAGCCGATATTGTTCCTGTTGTTCTTATGGAGATAGAGGATAAGCTAAATAGTTATTTATCTTGTATTGTCAATACTGTGCATGATTCAATTGTGATTGATGTACACCCAAATGAGGTAGAAGAAATTATTAATGTTATAAATAGTGTAAATGACGATATGACTGACATCATTAATGAACAGTTTAATATAAAAATTAATGTTCCACTATTATTAGAAGCAAAAATAGGTAATAATTGGCTTGACACGAAAGAAATAATGTGATATAACTGAAAAACCATTAAGAAAGGAGAATAATATATGAGTAATCAAGTAAGTTTAATAGATACAAATAATTATACTGCTATGGCACAAGCAATGGGCATGGTAGCAGAACAACCAAAAGAAAAAAGAAGCAATCTTCCACGATTGAGAATGATTCATTCAGGAATTATGGGTGAAAAAGTTGTTGAAGGTGAAACTGTAAATGTAGAAGTTATAAAGGCAGGTTCTTACCGATTAGAACTTCCCAATGGTGAATACATTTATAGTAAGACAGTAACGATAAGACCCTTTATTCAAAGATTTATGTATAAGAGATTTATCAAAAATATGAATGCTAAAGCAGGAGAAAAGAAAGGTGACTTCTGTAAAACTGTTATGTCTGACAATCTTAATATAGATTTAAAGGACAATATGGGTGGGTTTAATTGTGGTAAACCAGCAGGTTTTGTACAAGACTTTAAAAGTTTACCTGAATCAACCCAAAAATTAATTAAAGAGATAAAAAGAGTTCGTGTTATACTTGGATTAATAAAACTAGATAACCCAACTAATGAGAAAGGAACAAAGGTAAAGCAAGATGAAGTACCTTTTATTTGGGAAGTAGATAATAGAGAAGCTTTTAAAATAACTGGTGTACCCTTTGCTAAGTTATCCGAAATGAAACGACTGTTACCTCAACACCATATTAAACTTTCATCAAAGCAAGGTGAAAGTGGTAGTGGTTCAGTTGTATACTTTTTACCTGTTGCAGATTTAAATGTATCAAAAACAATTGATATAAGTGAGGAAGATCAAAAGTCTTTTTCTCTATTTTTAGACTTTATACAAGTTTGTAACGACTCTGTTACAAAAGAATGGGAGTATAAAACTAGGAATAATATGAAACAGGTAGATAAAGATGTTGTAGATGATTTCATTGATATTGAATCAGATAAGGAAATAACCTAATGCAACATCAAGCAGAGTTGGCTGTGCATAAGTATCTTACAAATGCTGTTCAAGGTAAAGTTTCTATGGGGGAAAACACCATTGAACAAATAGCAAATGATATTAAAGATGCTTTGCACCGTCAATTCAATAGCAAACAAAAAAGAAAATATTCATTACGAATGTCGAGTATAGGGAGACCATCGTGTCAACAATGGTTTGAAAAAAACTTACCTAATAAGGCACTACCAAAACCGACAACATTTGTAATGAATATGATGCTTGGAGACATTGTAGAAGCTGTGTTCAAAGGTCTTTTAAAAGAAGCTGGTGCTAACTTTAAAAATTCAGAACAAGTTAAACTAAAATTAAAAGACAAAACAATTAAGGGTACATATGACCTCATATTGGATGATCAAGTTGATGATATTAAATCAGCATCTAATTGGTCTTATAGATATAAATTTGAATCTTTTGACACACTAAAAGAAGGGGATGGATTTGGTTATATAGGACAACTAGCAGGTTATGCTAAAGCTACCAATACTAAAGCTGGTGGTTGGTGGGTTGTAAATAAAGCCAATGGCGATTTTAAATATGTACCTGCTACAGGAATAGAAGTAGATAAAGAAGTTTCTAAAATGGAAGAAACTATAAAAGCTGTAGAAAGTAAAGAATTGGTACGATGCTTTGAGCCAGAACCTGAATATTTTAGAAGCAAACCTACAGGTAATATGGTGTTAAACAAGAATTGTACATTTTGTGACTTTAGGCAGGAGTGTTGGAAAACATTACAAGTATTACCTGCACAAAAGTCATCTGCTAAAGAACCAAAGATGGTTCAATATGTATCATTGGGAAAGGAGTAATATTATGACAAAACCTAGTATAGACGAAATGGCAGAAATTATAAAAGAAAAAGAAAAAGAACTATATGAAATGAAAAAAGAATATAGGGAACGTAGAACTGAAGGATTACGTAGTGCTATGGAGCAACGTAAAGAAGCAGAAAAATTAGTGCGTGACGAAATGAAAGCACTAGGATATACTGATGGTTTACCTTTTGGTTCAAACATTCGTTGGTATAACTTTTAAAAATGTCTGCATATAGTGCTAGGAGAGTGGCACACATAAATGGGTATAGGAGTGGCTTAGAGGATAAAATTGCCACCTATCTAAAAGATAATAAAATAAAATTTTTATATGAAAAAGTAAAAATAGAGTGGGAAGATTTAGCTTATCGCACCTATACCCCTGATTTTATTTTGCCTAATGGTATTATAATTGAAACAAAAGGTATATTTACAGTATCAGATAGAAGAAAGCATCTATGTATACAAAAACAACATTCTAATTTAGATATTAGATTTGTGTTTACTAATAGTAATAGAAAACTACGAAAAGGTGCAAAGTCTTCATATGCTGAATGGTGTTTAAAGTATGACTTTAAGTATTATGATAGAATAATACCTGAAGATTGGTTAAAGGAAAAAGGAAAAAATAAACATGAAAAATTTATTAAATTTAAAAACGTAAAAATAAAAAGGAGTTAAGTTATGGATAAAGATAAATCATATAGCAGAGTTTTCAATAAAGAAGATTTTGTAATTTCAATTACACCTATTACTGATGTTCAAAGTAAATGGACCGGTCAAGTAGCTGTAGACATTACTTCATCTAATAAAAATCCATTAAATGTTAAAGACTATAATCATATATTTCATTTATGTAAAATGCTATGTAGTGTTATACCTTTAATGGAAGAAGATGCAGAAATGGTAGAAAGATTAGACGAATATGTTAAAATATTTGATGCAAGTAAACCACCAAAAGATAGGTTAGTTGTTTCAGATAAAAATGATAATGTTATAAAACTAGATTGGTTTTCAAAAATTAAGGGAAGGGCATAATATGAGTTATCTTAAAGCTATTGCTAAAACAAAGGAAGAAAATAAAAAAAATAATAAGAAAAAAGATAGTGTGGATTGGAATAAAAATGCTATGGATTATATATCTAAAGTAGATGGGCTATTTATGCAAACTAAAGGAGTAGAAAAAATGTATCAAACAAATACAACAAAAAATGATATGGTTAATCATCCACCTCACTATAACCAACATGGTATTGAATGTATAGATGCCATACAAGCATGTACAGGTGATGGTTTTAAATCTTATCTACAAGGAAACATTCTAAAGTATCTATGGAGATACGATTATAAGAATGGTGTAGAGGATTTAAAGAAAGCCCAATGGTACTTAGCTAAATTAATAGAGATCAAAGATGGTAAAGATTAGAATGATGCTAATCTTAGAAATTGACCCTGAAGAATATCCAATTCCTTCTGATGGGAATATAGCTGAAGATTTTCAAGACACCATGCAAGAATTAATACACGATGTATATGGAATAGAAATAAAAAAAATTAGAACAATACAGGAGAACTAGATGAATAGAAATATAAATGAATTACCAACAGATTATCAGAATTTTATAGCATTATCTCGCTATGCAAGATGGTTGTCTGAAGAAAATAGAAGAGAGGAATGGTCAGAAACAGTTAATAGATATTTACAGTATATGGTAACTCATGTTTCTAAAAAACACAAACTCGATTTATCACTAGACCTACAAGATAAAATATATAAAAGTATAGTTAATTTAGATGTGATGCCAAGTATGAGAGCATTAATGACAGCAGGTAAAGCATTGGATAGATGTCATGTTGCAGGATATAATTGTTCTTATCTTCCAGTCGATAGCCCTCGTGCCTTTGATGAATGTATGTATATTCTTATGTGTGGAACAGGAGTTGGCTTCTCTGTTGAAAGAGAAAATGTAGATAAGCTTCCTATGGTAAATGAACATTTTGAAGACAGCACTACAGTTATTAAAGTAGGTGATTCACGTTCAGGTTGGGCAAGAGCCTTGCGTGAACTCATAGCTATGCTTTACGTAGGACAAGTTCCTATATTAGACACAGAAGATGTTAGACCAGCAGGAGCAAGATTAAAAACATTTGGTGGAAGAGCATCCGGTCCTGAACCTTTAATTGATTTATACAAATTTTGTATAGGCATATTTAAAAATGCTGCAGGAAGACGTTTGTATCCCATCGAATGTCACGATCTTATGTGTAAAATAGGTGAAGTGGTTGTAGTAGGTGGAGTAAGACGTTCTGCTCTCATAAGTTTATCTAACTTAGGTGATGATCAAATGAGATATGCAAAGTCTGGACAATGGTGGGAGAATGAAGGACAACGGGCATTAGCTAATAATAGTGTAGCTTATAAAGATAAAATAAGTATGGAAACATTCATGCGTGAATGGTTATCTCTTGTTGAAAGTAAATCAGGAGAACGTGGTATTTTTAATCGTAAGTCTGCTGTAAAACAAGCAAGTAGAAATGGTAGACGAGATATTAGTTATGCTTTTGGTTGTAACCCTTGTAGTGAAATTATTCTCAGACCTTATCAGTTCTGTAATCTATCTGAAGTAGTTATTAGGGCAGAGGATACTGAAGAAACACTATTAGAAAAAGTTGAAATGGCTACAATACTAGGTACTCTCCAATCAACTCTTACAGACTTTAAATACTTACGGTCACAATGGAGAAAAAATACAGAAGAAGAAAGATTACTTGGTGTGTCATTAACAGGTATAATGGATAATAAATTATTTAACAGCCATAGTACAATTTATGTTGAAGATGGTCATCATGTTTTTGATAGTTCATATATAAGTGAGATTTTAATAAACTTAAAGGAGAAAGCCATTGAAACAAATAAAAAATATGCAAAGGCTTTGGGTATACCTCAATCAACTGCCATCACTTGTGTCAAACCTAGTGGTACAGTTTCTCAACTCGTGGATAGTGCAAGTGGCATACATACTAGACATAGCAAGTATTACATTCGTACTGTACGTGGTGATAATAAAGACCCATTAACACAATTTATGAAAGATAGTGGCATACCAAATGAACCTGATGTTATGAAACCTGACAGCACTACTGTATTTAGCTTTCCAATGAAAGCACCTGAAGGAGCAGAGACTGAATTAAATGCTATAGATCAGCTTCATACATGGGCAACTTTTCAAGAGTATTGGTGTGAACATAAACCATCTGTAACAATCTCTGTCAAAGAAGATGATTGGCTAGAAGTTGGTGCATGGGTGTACAAAAATTTTGATGATATTTCAGGTATAAGCTTTTTACCTCATAGTGATCACACTTATGCACAAGCACCTTATCAAAAAATTGATGAAAAAGAGTATAAAAGACTTGACAAACTGATGCCAAGTGTGATAGATTGGAAAAAGTTACAGAATTATGAGAAAGAAGACCACACAGCAGGGTCAAAAGAGTTAGCCTGTAGTGCTGGAGTCTGTGAGGTCGTAGACATAGAGTCTACATAATTAGGTACTAGACCCCTCGGAAGGTACGTTTCACCCCTCTGACGGTCTTTATATGAAGAAAATATTTTCAGAAAGGAGAAAATTATGAGAGAATTACTATTAAGTGCAGCAAGAAGCCATTATATGGGCTTGATAAATAAACATATATCAAATGTTGAAGTTTTGTTAACTAATCCTATGGGAATTAGTGGAGTAGCTGATAAACACCAAGACATTCAAGAAGCAATTGAAGTGGAGTTAGGTATCATTGCCGATTATAATGATAAGCTAGAAGTTCTACAAAGATTTTTCATTAAACCTCAAACTGAAGGAGATGCGAAAAATGATAAGGAATCAAAGAAAAACTAAACAATGGCAATTTTTATCTCGTAAAGAGAGAGGATTAAGCAAGTATGATGCACCTCTATCTGTTCAGTTTACATTTGGATATGAAGCCTTTAAGAAGAATAAAAAAAATCCCTATGACGAAATGACAATGCAGTATAGGGAATGGCTTCGTGGATGGAATAGTGCGTATGTTAATAATTTAAAGAAAGTAAAGTATTATGAAACTAGAAGAAGAGGTAAAAAGATTCATGGAAAATAAAAATAAAAGTATGATAACTGCTAATACATATCAAATAGAAGCAAAGAAGACTGCTATCTTTCCTGCCAACAAAGCCCTAGAGTATTTATCTCTAGGGTTAGTGGGGGAAGCTGGTGAAGTTGCTAATAAAGTTAAAAAGATTATTCGTGATAAAAAGATTGATGTTGATATAGCCAATGAGATTGGAGATGTACTTTGGTACTGTGCTATGTTAGCTGACTATTTAGATGTTAATCTTGGAAAAATTATGGAAGATAATATTAATAAGTTACATTCTAGAAAAGAACGTGGTGTGTTAGGTGGGAGTGGAGATAATCGTTAGTTAGGGTGTTCTTCTATACCTGCTCGTATTTTATAATCTTTCTGCATAAATTCGGGTAGGTATTCCCAATATTTTAAATCATCTTTATTTCTTGATCTTAAAAATTCTTCCTTAGACATACTGTATAATTCAGAACCATATGTTTGTTCTAATACAGCTTGAGCAAATTCTCTAGCTGATGTTTTAATATCTTTAATATACTTCTGTACTAAAGTTCCATCTTTAAACTGAACAGCTTTTTTATATTGATCTGTGTGTATCATATGTAAACCAAACTGATGGAATTGATAACCCATAATCCCTTCATATATTGAGTATTGTTCAGGACTTAGTTTAACTCTTTGACCACTAATAGTTATACTTCTATCAGGTCTTTCGTGTTCCCATCCTGCCCTCAATAACTCTTTTCCAAATGCATCATTTTTGGATATAGATTCTCTTGATACACTTATTCCCATTTGTTTTAAACTATTTAAAAATCCTTTTTCCTTAAATTGGTCAATGTACATAATTTCACCAAACATATTATATCGTGGTGGTATATTATTTCTATAAAAAGGAATAGCATCTTTCAGTACCTGACTAACAGTATAGGTATCTCTAATAAAAGGGTCTATTGTTCTTCCAAATAATCTAAGAGCATTAGGTAACAGTCCTCTAGCTGCCTGTTTTAAAAAGGGTTGTGCAATTCTATTATAAAAATCTGCATCATTCGTAAGTCCTCTTTTAGCAGATATTAAATCTTCAGCTAATGTGGTAACACCTGCCAACATTGCTTTATCTGCCATATTACTCCACATAGAATATCCCATCATTTTTGCAGCAGATTCTACATATTTTTCTAATCTTAAATCTGGTTTTTCTTTACTCATGTAATTTAATCGCATAACCATATCAACCAAATCAACAGCAAAACCTACAGGAGTAGCAAACGGATCAAAACGATTATAGCTATGGTAGTTTCCGTCTTTATCTCTCCAAGACTTTTCTTGCCATCCAAGAGCCGCATTGGCTACTACACGTTTTCTATAATTAGAATCACCTGAACCTGTTAATTTTCCCCCATAAGCCATTGTTCCTGCCAGACCCATTACAGCAGACCCTGCCATCATTCTACCAACTGCTTCATCTGCTGCTGCACCACCTTCCTTTATAGCTTTTCTAAACTTAGGTAGTAAGGGTGCAAATATGGAGTTATCTAGAGAATATTCTAAAAGGTTAATAGGAGTACGCACAAAGGGTAAATATAGTGCAGTAATATTACCAAGAACAGGTACTTTTTTAATTTTAGATACACCTTTAGCAACAACATTATCTTTTGTAAATGTTACCCTAGCTGCATCTTCTAATGCTTCTTTTTCTAATCTTTTATCTGATAAAAATAATCTTATGTATTCTGCTTTGGTCATCTTTTTAGTTTTTCCCTGAATAGAAATTTTAATTTTCTGTAGTGGGTTATATAAAGAAAAACCTTTATCTATTGCAGACCTTTGAGCCATTTGATGGGCATAAGCAGACTTACCAAAAGTTTTAAAAAATGCATCAGTACCTAGTAGTATTGAACCCGGAAGTCTTACAACTGCACCAAAAGCCTTATTCTCAAACAGATTTAATGTGAGATACTTTGCATCTGGTCCTCTTCCAATACCACCTTTAATAAACTCTTCATATTCAGAAGCTGTTCTATTTTTTAATTCAGGGGGTAGGTCTTGATTCCAAAAAGTTCTACCAAAATTTTTAAAGGCATCTAATGTTGCTACAGCCGAACCTTGTAACCTACCAAATACTTCAGAATAATATACTCTATCTGCTTGTTTTACAAAAGGACTTTTGACTGCTCCTACTGTTGCTGCTAAAGGTGTTGCTACTAAAGTTTCATATACTTGTGTAAAAGCGTTACCTACAATATTAATTCCCCATGTACTAGGAGAGGAAAGATAATTAAAGTAGAGTACCTCATTTAGTTTTTCCCAATTACTTGTAGTCATTCTTTTATCAGCAATGGCTTTAATTGCATCAGAACCACCTTTAGATATTTTTCTCGCTAAAGAACTAGGATCACTACCAAATGCGACTACTAAGTCATCAAGATGTTTGGATTGTAAAAGAGCATCCATGCCTATATCAATATTAAATGCTTGTAAGGTTCTACCTGCTTGTGCTGTCATACCTGTTAATTTTTCCTGTATGGCAACATGTCTTGTAAATGCTTGAGCAAGTTTAGCTTGTAAGTTTTGAGTTTTTAATGTAGTTTTTAAGGCTGTAGCTTTTGTGGGTTCAACAATAGAATCAGCTATTCGTTTTAAATTATTAGCAGAAGCGGCAAATAATATTCTAGTAGCTGTTATTAATTCAGGAGTTAAAGCATATTTAGGAACAACTTTTAACTGATTATAGGTAAACTGTGAGTCAATTGATCTTTGAAGAGTTTTTAGATTAGATGCTTTTGTTCCTGCTGCCTTGCCCATTTTTAATAATAGGTCTTGGTGAATTTCTTCAACTAACTCATCTACGCCATCATCTGCCCCTGAAAATAGAGGTGTTTCTTTTCCTGTTTTTTTATTTACAGATTTAAATTTTATATTAAATTTCTGACCATTGGCAATAAATTCTTGTTTATCAAAAACTTTGTCATAATTTAATACTTTTATATCTGTCGTATCTCCTGATATACCTACCTTCGTAACTTTTTCTAAAGTATCATCAGCTTCTTTACCTATAGCTTTTCTAACAGCATCTTTGCCATATCCAAATGTACTCTTTATTGTTCTTAATCCTAAGTCAACAGGAATGGCTACTATCACATCCTCAATAGCCATTTTAGTTCTTGACCATGCTACACTATCGTTAGGATTTGTTTTTAAAAAGTCTATACTTTTACTTGCTATTTCTTTTAACTTTTTTACGTTATCACTATCTTCAGGATCAGATTCCATAATCCAAGGTACTTCAGCTAAGATGTCGGACATCCTTCCTTCATCTCCAGATGATACAATCTGTGAACCTATAACTGCATCAGCTATACCTGCACCCCATTTCCCTGCTCTAGTTTTAGGGTCAGCAATTCTATTACCCTTACTCAGAAGCCCTGTAGCTTGTCTTAATTTTTTAGCAGTTATAGCACCTGCAATAAATCGTGTTAAATCTCTTGCAACTTGACCTACAACAGTTTCATTTTTATCCACTTCAGGTAATGTAAAAAGAGTTCCTTCTGTAGCACTTTCAATTGTGCCTTCTCTTTCTTTAACTTGAGGTATTAAATCACTAAATTCCCATTCGTCATCATTATCACCAAAATCTAAAACTCTGTTTCCTGTAGCCTTTAATACATTTGAAACTAAAAAATCTCTTCCTGTATCAACCCAATCTATTAACTCTTGTCCTGTATCTCTTAAACCACCGATGACAGCACGACTTGTTTCATGCATAGGGGCATCTAAAAAGCTTTTAGGTATTGCATCTTTGGCTGCTTGTTCTTGTTGAGCAGCTTTCATCTTAATTAAGGCATCAGGAGAACCGGGAACAGCAACAGGAGGAACATCATAATCTTTAGGTATAAATTGTAATATACTACTTTGATTATTGTCTTCTTTTGTATCTTCTTCTATGTTATCTGTTTGGAAATTGGTTGGATAATCTTTAGGTAAGTATTGTAAAATACTCATTAGATTCTCCCATGGGCTTTTAAAATTCTTATTATTTCGTCTTCATAAGCTTTAATTAAATCAGGTGGAATTTTTAACTTTTTCATCTCATTAAAAATCTCGTCAAGTAAATCTTGTTTTTTAATAGGGTCTGTTTCCTTTAAATAATTCTCGAAAGGAGTTATCAGAGTGAATACGTTTACATTATCTACAGGAGCATCCCCACCTGCTACTGTTCTTCCCATAGCAGACATTTTTTCTTGTTCCCATAACTCTTTAGCATTTTCATATAGTTCTTGATCTTGTTTAGTCCAAGTATCACTAATACCTGCTTTACCATTTCCTTCAATATACTTTTCAGACCATTTTATCCAATTTTCAGCAATATTTAATGTAGTAGGTTTTGTAACAGTTGGTTCATTAGTAACCTGTGAAGCCAATATAGCTGATGGTGTTCCTGAAATATTTAATGCTTCCATTTCTTTGGCTGCAGGTAGAGGAGCAATAGCATCAACAGTTTGTTTAATTCTTCCTCCAATATCTTGAGGAATACCAATAGCACTTAAAAAACTGTTACTAGGTTCTAAATCACCATACTGTACTTCAGTAAACATCTCAGGTCCTGCAATTCTTTCTGCAAATTCTCTGTGTGTAAGATTGCTTTTTGCTACGGAGTTACCTGTAAATGTCCACAATTTATTAACATCTTTAACACCATCTGCATCACCACGATATTCGGCAGCCCACTCCAACATTTTATCCGTCATACCTGCTTTAGCAATAGATAGTGAATTATCTATATTATAGCCACTAGATTTTAACATATCTAAGTTAGCCTTGTGTGCTTCAACAATCTGTTTTCTTCTTTTCTTTTCTTCTAGTCTTTCCTGAATAACAGTTTTTGCTGATTCTTTAATAAGGTCTCTATTATAAGCCTGTTCTTCTTTTACTGTATCAACAACAGCACCAGCAATTCCTTTACTACTTTCATCACCACCTATTAAATGTAATAAAGCATTACCAAACTTCATTGTACCATTCTCCTAGACATTAAACCTCTTGCTTCATCTTCTGCATTTTCAGGTAATATTTCTTCTTCAACATCTAGTGACATTGGTTGGTCTACATTATTTATAGTTTCATCTGATTTTACAGCTGCTAACTCCATAGCACTTAAATTTCTAGATTCTTCAATCTTTTCTTTATCATCTAAATCACCATTAAATTCTACACCTTCAGCTTTTGCTAATACTTTCATTAATTCAATAATAATAGGACTAACAAGAACACCCAAATCAATTGAATGTTTTCCTTCCATAACACCTATAGTCTGTAAACTATTGGCTATTGAAACAAGTGGAACATTTGTTTCTACAGCATTTAATATACTATCCTGTACAAGGGGGTCTTTAAAACGTGCTGTATAAAAAGATGATACATCTTCAATTGTACTATACTGAGGTGGTCTTTGCCAAGGTCTAGAGCCTAACTCTCTTGTCATAGCCATACCCGGAATTGGAGCACTAAATCTTTGTTCAGCCATCTTTATTTTCCTCTACTTTATCAACTTCCATATTACGTAAGGTTTTAACTACGTCAACAACATATTCTATAGGAGTCATTTTATTATCTTTATTAAAAGGTTGAGTATCATCAGATATATTACGGACTACAAAACCTTTACTTTTCTTTTTTGGTTTATCTGTAGACTCTTTTTTATTTTCCTCAAGCAATAACATAGCTTCTACTTTTTTACATATATCAATTACTGGATTTTCCATATTATTTTGTTCTTCCTATCCTCTTCCTATCCAAGCAGAACCAAGTGTACCAATTAAATTGCCTATATTACCCCAAGCACTTGATTTGCTTTTAGCATTTTGCATTGCTGTTCTAGCTTCAGCATCTATATTAGCAATGGCTACATCTTTTATTCTGTCTAATTCACTTTCAGCAGATGTCCATGCCCATTCCATTGTATCGGCATAGTAATTCCACATATTATTATAGGCTGTATTTGAAATATCTAAAGCAGCTTTAGCGTTTAATTCATTCACTCTGTTTACAGCAGCTGTATCTTTTGTTGCTATCTCTCTTCTCCATACAGCATTATTTTGGGCTATAGCAAGAGCATTTGTAGCATTAAACTGATCACGCTGATTATCTACTTCTCTGTTAAACTTTGATAATGCATTGGCTTCTCCTGCATTAAATTGATCTTGAGCATTTATTTGTGAAGCATTAAACTGCGACACTTGTGTTTGTAATCCTGCAAAGTATTGATCAACCTCATTTTGAGATTGAGCATTAAACTGTCTCGCTGCGTTGGTAGCAGCTTGGTCATTAAAAAGAGATTGTACAATAGACTGATTATCAAACATTACTTTCTGTTGCTCATTTGATAAATTTTGCATATCCATTTGTAAAAAGGATTGAGCATTTTGAACAGCAGCTTGTTGTCTATTACTTAAATTGGACATATCTAAATTAGCCAATGCTGATGCTTCAGCCATTGTTAAAGCTTGCTTATTAGACAGATTTGATAACTCCATTGTATTTGCAGCACGACTGTTTTCAAGAGCAATTTGTTGGTCTGCTGTAAAGTTCATATTAGCTATATCACTAATCTTACTTGCATTTTGAACTCTGGATTGAAATGCTTGATCAAATTCCTGACCCATAAACTTGGCACGTTGTTCTGCTGCCAACATTGCTCTTTGTTGTCTGTTACTTAAATTCTGTGCTTCAAAAGAAGCTGTTGTTTGAGCATCGGCTGATGCAATTGGAAATGCAGATTCTAATGCAGCTTGAACCATTGCTTGACCTGCCATACTAGAAGCACTTAAACCTCTTTGAGCCATTGCGGCTTGAACACCTCTTAATGCTCCAGCAGCCCAAGGGGGTGGATTTGTCGCATCAAAGTTTTCAGTTAAACTTGCTAGTTGCCCTTGTACAGTAGCCTTTTCAGAAGGTAGAGCAGTTGCGGCTTGGACTTGTTCAGTAAATTTAGAAGCTGTTTCAGCGTTTGCTGCACCACTTATTAATTCACCATCTTGTATTTTTCTTTGTGTGGGATTTTCTAAAAGGACAGCACTACCTTGTGCAGAATTTAAATCTGTTACTGCCGATTTAGTTTGCTGTGCTGCAATAACTTTTGATGAAGGAGTAACTGTTCCTTCAGCCGCCTGATTCGCTGTTAAAGCAGTTTCAACTTCTTTATTTTTTTCATCAGCAGTATAACCTACTGCACCTGTAACTTCTGTACCATCTTCTTGGATTCTTATAGGCTGTTCAGCCGCTGTAGCTTCTGCTGCTTTAGGCTTTCCTGTTTTAGGATCAATTACTCCTGCTTGTGTTTGTTCTGCAGCCTTTTGAGTATCAAGTTTTCCAGTTCCCGTACCTATAATTTGCTTTGTATCTTCTTTGATACCTGTTGCTTGTGTTACAGCACCAACAGGCATTGCTCCTGTTTGGGCTTGTGAAGCAGTTACATCAGTAAGTTTTTGTCCTTTTTTGTAGGCATCAACCTGACCTTTACCTGTACCTAATGTAGGAACATAGGCTTGTGGTAATGTGCCACCTGTAGCCATTTTAGTTGCATCAAAAGTTTGTTTAGGGGGAGGTACAAATTGTCCTACTGTATTTTCAGGTTGTTGTTGTGTCTGTTGATATGTACTATTCTTTGATTCACTAGCCATTTGCACGGCAGAATCTTCATATTGTTTCATTTTATCTTTAAGAATAGGGTTTTTTTCTAAATAGTCTTGAAACCCACTCATATCACCTGTGTAACCAAGACTTGTAGCTATCTTAGCTAATCCACCTTCTTTAAACCTTAAAAACCTAGCCATTATTTATTTCCAATTAATATCTTATCTAATTTGTCTTCTAATCTTTGCAATGCATCCATTACAGTATGCATATCTTCTTTGACATCATCTCGCTTGGCATACTCTTCTCTTGTTTTATTAAGAAGAATATCCAATCGTTTGACTTCCATCAATACACTTCTAAACACCCATATAGCAGGTGCTATGACGAGGGTTAGCAACCCATTCCAGAAGAGTATTGGGTTGACTTCCATGTTTTATGCTTGACTTTCTGCCCATGTCTTGTAGTCGGCTTGAACAGAACCTGTCCACGCTGCATTGGCTATTGCCTGTACAGATGCATCTTCACCACTTATGTCAGTCGCTGTGTGTGTCCATTTTCCATCACTATCTTTAGAGGAAACAAACGGAACTAATACATGACGATGAAAAGAACGAGATATTTCTACCTTGCTTCCGTCAGATTGTTCTTCCATTATCTTTGTTGCTTTTCTAACTTGGATGTTCCAAGTATTAACAACTTCTATTTTATCGTATTCTATTGCTTTGGTTATATCCCCATTAGCCATATTATTTTCTCCTTAATCTACTCCATATTGTCCAGATATATAAAGTTCTCCAGTTGAAGCAGAACTTTGCAAATCACTATCTACAATAGCTTCACCAGTACCCCCATTTGCCCAAGCCAAAATTATTCTTGTAGAATTAGGATTTATCCAAGCATTGGGGGAAATAAAAGTATCTTTAGTAGTATTATTATACCATTGTCCTATAATAGCTGGAAAAGCACGTCTGCCACTATTTGCATTAGAGCATGTAAAAGGCAAGCCACTTACAAAAACTTGAACATCTTGTTCGCTTGCCATAGAATATGCTAAATAAATATCATAATATACTCTGTCACCAACTTTGGTATAGTATCCGTATCTATGATTCCAACTTACAGTTCCCATTGTTGCATCAGCAGTAATATCTGGTGTAAATGTTCCTTCTTCATAGTCATCAATCGTGTTGCTATCTGTATTTGATGTTACACCAAGACAAACACCTTTAGCTGCAGTAGCAAATAATAAATCTCCATCAGTAATTGTAAGGTCTGACCCAAATCCTGTTGCGTTACTTCCTATCTTTGATATTGCCATTAGTCTGCATCCTCTCTATATCTGCTCACCTATCTATACTCCTAATCTGTCCACGGAGTAAACTGCCTTACTCCATACTGTACTGGAACTAATTTCGTTTCACTTGCACTTGAAAATGTAACATCTTCTTGTGCTATTCCTATAATCATAGCCATCTTATCTGCTTTCATTCCAACTCCTTCTGTTGAAGAAGTACATATTCCATCACCTATTGAGATGTTACCTTTTTCTCCATTACAGATAATATGTCCGTCACCTAATACTGCGGCTTGGTGTAGATTATTTTTATATGTTCCACCATCTGTTTTAACATCTCCAACTTTTTTACCATCTGGAATTGTATCTTCTTCTGTATAAAGAATATCCTTATCAGCCACAGCCAACATATCGCCACAGTATGCTCCAAGAACTTTTCTTGAGTATGCACTTTGAGATTTCTTTACAAGATAACGAATACCTCGTTCTGTGTCTGAATCATTTTTCTGTGTATAATATATTTTATCTATTTCAACTAAAGTGCCATAATCATAGCCACTTGACTTATCTGCATCAGGCAAAGATATTTCGTGATGGGCTGTAAATGCTCCATAAGTTACTGTTCCACCTGAAAATGTAACATATCCTTGTGCTGTATTATCCCCATCGTGAATCCCTATAGCATAATTTGTTCCACTTGCATCATCAGCACCAGCACGAATAAGTAGACCATACCTATCTGAGTTATTTCCATCGTGAATTAGAACAAAAGCATAATCACCACTTTGGTCACAAACTAAATCTAGTCTACCACCTGAATATAGTTCCATTTTTTTACTTGCATTTGTATAAAACATCATTCTGTCGCTAGAATGAGCATACTCTATGCAACCAACAAACGGAGATGATGTATTATCTGAAAATTGAAATCTTGCAGAAGAACCTGTAGTTGTAGCTATTGTAATTCCTGCATCGTCTATACTATGAGAACCAACGACAAGTTCTGTTGCATTTCCATAACTGCTTGGAGATGTGTTTAAAATACCTACATTACCTGCTGAATCAATTCTAACTTTTTCTGCTGCAGCTTCACTAGCCCCTGTCATTAATTGTAGTGAAGTAGCATTTGAACTTGAACTGTGGTCGCCCTCTGCAACAGCCTGTATTGCTGCTGAAACAAGAATGGCATCTGTGCCTGTACCCTCGTCAGGTGCTTGAAAGGCTATTTTACCAATAACATCATTGGCTGCAAGGTCTGTTTCGCCTGTCTGTAAAGTTAAAAGAACAGGGTTGTCATCAGCCGTTGCCTTAGACTTGAGTATTAATCCATCATCAGGGTCATGTGTTAGGGTTACGTCACCATCTGCTCCAAAATCTATGACGGAACTGTCGGTTTTATAATCGCCATCGGCTCTATCTCTTGCTCTACTCATCGTACTAACCACTCCTCTACTGTATCTGAAATGTCACGCATCTTAATCCATCTATCTCCAGTTGGCTGACCTTTTCTCATTCTTAATTTTCCAGTTAAACCAACAGCAGACCATTCCTTTCTAAATTCTCTTGATTTAAAAGGATTATCTATACTATCTTGGTCATCATCATAATCTGGATTAAGTTTTGGTCTTTGTAATTTATTAGTAGGAGTATAAATCTTTGCATCTTTTGCTTTTGTTGTAGTTGAGGTAACGACAGCATCACTTGGAACAGTAACATCAGAAGGTATTCTATCTGTATGATACTGTATTCTTTCATTAAACTCATGACCTTTGTCATTAGTCTTTTTCTCTGTCCAAGTCGTAAGGGTATAATCTTCCATAACTCTGCGACCAAAATCATCTTTTAAATATTTTTCATTCCAAGCAAGTCCTCCGTCACCAATAACTGCTGGTGTTCCAGAAACAACACCTATAATCTTAGATTCCTCATCATCACTTGTAGCTTTTCTAATTTGATTTCCGTCTAATACTACTGAATAGCCAACCCTATCTTCATCACTTGAATTACCATCTTTCCATTCAAAGTATTCAGCATAGTCAGCACCAGTACTGTCATACGAATCATCAGCGATGGCTCTTCCATCACCTCTCCATTTAAAAACTAATGACCCATCA